CTTATCAAGGAAGTACTCAAGCACTGCGGATTCTTCATGCCCGGGGGTTCTCCACATGATATTGCCACCGCCATTCGCAATCTCACTCAGCTTGCGATGGAGGCCAGCAATGACGATGGGATACACCAGGTGAGCGGTGTGCACGACACGGATTACACCAAGATGGATGAAACGATCAGCGAGTACATTTACAAGTCGATTTTCGTCAAGTTCGTCCTGGCGTTTGTCCACCCGTCCGATTACGAGGAAGTGAAGAAGACCCTCGAGGATAATGTGGACATCACCACGATGCTCAACGGTAAGTTGGTCAACACTGGCTACAAGAATAACAGCGGCTCTGGCGTGACCACGGAGCTCAACACGCTGGTTGCTGCTTTCGTTGAGTTCGTGACGACGTGCTATGCAGTCACGAAGCATACCTACCGGTTGCGACACGGCAAGGAATTGGATTTCGGCATTGTCAGGAAGAGCACCATCCGCACTGCGCTTGCGTACTATTCCGAGCACACCACCCTAGCTCACATTTTCTGGGGTGACTTCATGTTCACTGACAACACGCCCGACATCTGGAGCATTCCCTACGCTGTCATTGGCCCAAAGTTCGGCGACGACGGCGTGGGAGCTCATCTTCCCAACATCTCTGACGCGGATTGGAACGAGGCCGCGACATACATCACAGGGACTATCGGGATGATCCTTAAAGTGTCGTTTTCGCGTCCGGAGAATGGTACTTTCTTCCTAGGACGCCATTACCCACGCCCGTTGGAGTCATTAGCTTCATACGCGGATGTCGCAAAGGCATGTCGCAAGATCTCAGTCGCACGCAATGGCGACGTTGAGAAATACAAGCTGAAGCTCCACGGGTACTGGACAACTGACTCCAAGACTCCAGGTATCCGTGAATATCTTATCGCTGTCGCTCGTATGTACGACGTCGATCTGCACTGCTACGAAGGCATCGTGGAAGTTGACGACGAAGGCCGCCCTGTTCTCTCAAAGGAGATGGCCGACCTGCTTGCGAACGACAAGGACATGTTTTACCGCGTTGTTGGGGGACCATACTGCGTCGAGGACGACGACGTCCCAATGATGCTTGAAGCCATCGCAACTCAGATCAACTTCGAATCGTCATCGGAGCTTGAGTCATGGCTCGAGTCTCTATCCAAATGCGCGACGTGGGAGGAACTTGACGCCTTCCAAATCCCCGGAGGGGACTACGACCCGGACGAGGAGCCAGAGTGCACCGTCCGCATGTCGGGTCCCGCTGCCAGTCTTCTTGCCGTAGGGTCGCCGCAGTCATCTGCTGTGGCTGCTTGCTCACTTGACGACCTTGCAGCCGCAGCCGCAGTTGCTCTCCAGGAGGGCGCCGTGGCTGGCTTCGCTTTTGCCGAAGAAGAAGACACGAACGCGTCCGACTCCGCCTCTTCGGCGTGAGTTGGGCGTGCAGCACCCCTCTCGACACGTGTTTCTTTCTACTCGCGCAAGCGGGGGATGGTTCTTAGCGCGTGTTATCCGTTAGGCAAAGCTAGCCGAATCGGTAGGGTCGAGTGAGAGATTGACCCCTCGAAAGCTACTGGCTTGCGCACCCTCATCGGTGCGCGAAAGAGAATAGACGAGCTCGAAAGACTGACAGCTCGTCATGGCGGAAACAACCACACCAACAATGACTCCCCAGCAACTCGTGTCTGCCGTGCGCAGCAAAGACCCGATGCACGGCCTTTGCAGCTCTCGTCAAATCACCGATGAGGGTTGCGACTGGCTCAAGTTTGCTTTGGACCCGTTCCATGATCTGCAGCTCGACAACCTGCGCGGATACCCTGATGTGAACACGGAACCGACCGTGATCGTCAAGGTTCGCCAGGCGATTGAGCTGTCAGCTCCGGCAGGACTGCCAGCCAACACGAACTGGGACTGTCACATCGTTTTGTCGCCCATAGACTGGGCAAAGCCCAACGGCAATCTTGTCTACGCTGGCACCCAAGAAACCGGGTACAACGCGGCTGCCGAAGTGCATCCACAGGGCAAGGGTGCTGGACATCCAGCCGGCCAAATTGAACAGGTCGGCGCGGCGTCTGGGAGCGTCAACGCCGTCACCTCCCGACTTGACGGTCTCGTCATCAACTCGGTTCCTGCCGGGTTGTCAAATGATGGCGACATGACCTTCACGCCGGGCCACTGTCCATCCGTGGCAGCAGGTGGCTACTCGGTCGAGAACATCACCCTTGACAAGTACCTGGACTATGACACCACCGACCTTGGCGTGTACCGCCTTGTCTACTCTGGGTTTGAAGTGGTCAACACGACTGCTCAGATCTACAAGCAGGGCGCTGTCACGGTCTATGAGTATGGACATTCTTACGAGAATGCCCAGGCGACGATTCCGTTTTCAGTGGATTCGGCGGTCACTCCGGCCGCCATCGTGCCCAACTCTTTGGCCACGAACCAGTTCCGCTCACCACCAAACACCATCGCAGAGGCCAAGATCATGCCCGGGGCTCACACGTGGGCCGCTCAGGATGGTTGCTATTGTACCGCGAAGTTTCAGGGTGAAAACCCGTTTCAGAGCGTTACTAACCGCAACTACATCATCCAGCAGAACAATCCCAAAGCTGGATCTGCGTCTGGGTACAACCTCACGCAGCAGGACTACACGGTGGGATCCTTCATCTCGCCGGGGTTTCTCGGGCCTTACCAGACAACAATTACTGGCTCACCCAACGCACAGTACGGTGGGAAACCTGGCATGACAGCCGCTCCCGCGACTCACTTTTCGCGGATGACAACAGCAGGCGCGTATTTTACCGGCCTCTCGCCGCAGACGACCCTGTTCGTCACGTGGCGAGTTGGCATTGAGCGTCTGCCAGCAGCCAACAAACCGACCTTCCTTGCGCTCGCACAACCCAGCGCAACTTTCGACCCAAATGCGCTCCTGCTTTACAACCTGATTGCAAACCACTTGCCGCCAGGTTGCCCGCAGGGGTGGAACGACCTTGGCAAATGGTTTAACATCATTGCCAACGTCGCCAAGCGCGTGATCCCTAGCGCGTTCCCACTCGTCAGCACTGCCCAAATGATTCTCAATGGTCTTGGTGCAGTTCAGCAGGCCAAAGCACTGCCTGACGTTGTTCGGGGCGCCCAGCAGGTCTATGCGCTCGCACGCGGTGGAGTCGGCAACGGCGGGAAACCGCGCGTGCCGGCCGCCCAGGTCATCCAGGCCGCTGCTCGGCGCCGTTTGGCGCAGAAGCAGCAGAAACCGGCGCTGCAGAACTTTGGGCAGCCCGCAATGCCTGGTGGAGGTCGACGTCGCGGCAACCGGGTTCAACAGTTCTCGCAAATGTCGTAGTGAGAGCTACTCGGTCGCCAAGAACTCGCGCAAACGAATTGCGCGTGGGGTCACTCACTTAAATGTGATACAAGTTCCTAGGCTCACTGGTCAGAGCACAAGACAAGAACAAGAACCATTCACGCATGGGACAAGGTAGTCCGCTAGTCATCGTAGGCTAGTCGTTGCTTTAAAGCATTAAAAGGGGTTCGATTCCTCTTCTGGTTGGAAAAGCATG